CTACTTCTATAACGTGGCGGTTTATTTCCAGCATACTTGTCACGGTTAGCTACTTCGTAGAGTCCGTTTGCCCACTTACTAGCCATGGTTTAAGTTTTTACCTGTTGCTGTACCGTTGGGGGAGGAGTTTTGTCGTTAACAAATCCTAATAGGCTTGTGCCTTTTCTACTAGCATTAAGAAGCAGTGGGATTGTAACTTTTGTATCGCTGTTCTCAAACTTATCTATAACGTCAGCGGCATAAAGTTGTAGCTCATTTACAGCATTTAAAATTCCTGCTGTTAGGCTAGCAGCCGCTTCTTCATTACTGGTACGGGTAACACAAAAACTCTTAACCAGTTCATATTCATTGTCGGTAAATTTTCCAATAGGAGAGAATTGTGTGGTAAAAAATTCACTAATTCGTTGATCAAGATTGTCCTGGGGGTTTGTTAATGGTAATGCGGTATTCTGTGTTGTCATGTTGATATCTTTTTAAATTCTAATTGGAGTCGAGTTTTTAATTGATTTATTTCACCTATAATAATACTATTTTCTGAGTCTGATTTAAGTTGGGTTTCAAGTATACTAATTCTATCCTGTACTTCTGTTAATTTTTGCTTTCTAGATCCTTGAAAGTTCGGAGTAACTCTCTCAAAGGCACTTAAATTTTTTCCGCTACCAGGTGAAAATGATCCATTCGGGATAGTAGTTGCGTTTCCTAAGTTAAATACATCCGATACAAAATCTGTAACCCCGTTAAAGGCTGTTGAAAGAATATTATTACCATTGCTACTTATTGTATTAGGAATACTGCTAGCAGATTGCGGAAAGGTTCGATCTACCGGAGAACCCGATGGTGATGTAGGCGAACCCGGTATTGATGTCTCAAATAGGTTAGGCAATATAATATCAGATAATGGATTTTTGCCGCGCAAAACACTTCCGACAACTCGTTCTAAGTCTTTTTCTAATACTCTTCCGAGATCAACGTCTTTAGTGTTGTTAAAGACAACCCCGCCTTTAATTATAGCACCCAGGATATTTCCGTTAAACAGATCAGTTGCCACAGAATTTGCCGCATCAACAAGTCCACCTTGGAAAAATATACTATTAGTTACGCCGCCGCCAAAGACGCCAAGCGGACTTGGAACCTTATCGTAATGTATGTCACTAAATCCTTTAGGATTAATATTGTTTACAAATCCTGTTGCATACTTCACAGTCTCATATTGAATTGTCATATTATGTTGCATTACACTAGTGTTTGCATAACTATGACTGTCATGCCCAAAGGCAGTAAGCAAGGGGTTCACAAGAGTATACTCTGCAAATCTTTTTTGCAACATAGTGTACACTCTAATATCTTTAAAGAATCGTTGATTTCCGTCGCTCAATCCATAATCGTTGCCTCTATATCCACCATATCTATCATTAGTGTCATAATTGCCGCTTCCCAGGGAATACTTACTGTCGTTATAGAAAAAATTAGCATACGTATGCAGGAAACTTCTAATTAAATCTTTCTGATCGTCATGAAATGTTACTGTGACAGGATTATAGTTTAACTTGTGTTGACTGTGTACCTGTCTGTTATACTGATTATGTGTTTGAGTGTCAATATTAAATGTAGGGAGATCAATAGTCTTGACCAACATATTAATTTCTAACTTTTCAACATTATTAAAAAGTCTAGCTGCTTGAGGCGTAAGGTTAAAAACTACATGAAAGAGGTTACTAAAGCGTGGCTGTAGCTCGTAGTTGTTATCAATAAACAACCGTGACGCATGTTGAAAATCTTTAATCTGGTCGCCTTTTGCAAGGGCAGTTAGAATAGTGTTAGCATTAGCCACAGATATCTCCTTATTACAACTATTTATGCTATCAGATTATGTGTATACTTTACAAAAAAAACCCCCTGAAAGATTCAGAGGGTCTTTAAAAATGTAAAGTAAAAGTTATTAACCAGTAACTGTTTGGCCAAGAGCTCTTGCTACAGTAGCACCTACACCATCGCCAATCGGGCTTTGGATAGCATTATCATATCTAATGCTTGCTGTAATAGTTACAGGAGTTGCTTCTGCGTAGTTTAGGTCATTGTAGTTAACGTTAGTTAAGAAACAACCATATAATTCCCAGGTTTCAAGAACGTTTGCTACACTAGCACCGTTGCCGCCGTCTAGTACTTCCATGCGGGTAATAAACTTATAGTCAATACCAGAACTTGCACTAGCTTGTTCCATAATATCGAACTGCTTCTGTACTTGCTCTCCAAGTAGTCTGCTAACGCTACCGTTGACGTCGTCACGGAAGGTAACTGTAATTGGATCCCATGAATGTTTACCAGCAATATATGCACGGCTGTTATAAACTGGAATTTCGATCTCTTCGAATGTTAAGTTTGGACGGGTAATATCCATAACTTGCTTAGTTAATTCTGTACGGGGAGTAGACACGCCAAGATTTTCAAATAACGCACGAAAGCGATACTTTAGCTTGGGCATTAATAGGCCCTGTGAAGTGGCAGATTGATCACTATCTAATGGTACAGTGAATTTTGTTAATGATGAAACGGACATATGTCGTGTCTCCTATATTATCTATTAATATTATTTATCTAATCTGGTCCACAAAAAATGGGGAGTAATTTGCATACCCCCCATTAATTTCGTTGTTTATAGTACTTTAAACGGCACCTGCTGCAGCTATATTACCTGAAGCAATTTCACCTGTGTTCTTGAGGCGGATTGGAATAAAGATAAATTCCGCAGCCTTTGTAGGTTCAATAGCAACGTCTACGTAAAGCTCATTTCTGTCAATACGTGTAGGAGTGTTATTAGTGTCATCACAAACTACCAAGTAGTCAAAAATTCCACGCTTTGCAACCAAGTCATTCATAATTTGTTCAACTTGTTCTTTAAGTTCATCACGGGTAATCTTGTCATTTGGTTCAAATACAAATCCAAGTGCAGTTGCCTGTAATTGAGAACGTAAATAGTTTGTTAACCGTGATACGTTAATTCTATCTAATGAACTAGTAACAGCTGCGCGAGTCTTGTTACCGTAGTTCATTAATCCAACGCCATTAAAGAATGTAATTGGGTTAATCCTATTACTGTAAAGTGTATCACGTAGTGATTCTCTGACGTTGTCTACTACAAATTCACCAGTTGCGGCGTTAAGGAAGCCAATTGCACTGACATTATCAATTAGTCCACGTCTCGTTCCTGCTGGAGCAAACCATTGGAAGCTCTGGTCGTCACTTCTAGCAATAGTTCTAAGCATCATGTGACTTGCTGGAACAATAATAGTGTTTCCACTAAGATCAGTTGTCTGTGCTGGTGGATAAAACACTCCTAAGTATGGATCAGAAGTAACTAGCCCGTCCTCACTGTTTCCAGTGTCTGCAGCAGTATTGCTTGCCCAGTTTTGGATTGCAGTACTAGTAGCTGCAAGTCTAAGACTTGTATCTCCTATAACAAACGCTGTACTGCGTCTATCGTTATTAAGTGATACCATGTTAGAAATTAACTCTGGATATCCAGGTGCTGCAATAATGTTAAAGTCACGTGCATCTTCTCTAAGTGCTTCACTGTTATCAATAGCTGCTTTCAATCCTCCAACAACAATTTTACGAACAGCCTTGCGTCCCATGAAAGGACTACCGTCGTTTTTGTTGCCACTTACTGATACCCACGCATCTTTTTCTGTTGGAAGGGTTGGATAAAGTGTAGTGTCACTAAAGTTTGTTCTGCTAAAGTGGTTCTTACGGAATTCTTTTACATTGTATGAACTACGACGGGTGTTAAACAGTAGCATACCTCTTGGAAACAATGTAGGATCCGGAGCATCAATATCAAGATAATTGCTTGCTAGTAATGATGCTGTAGTTGGTATAGTTCCTGTAACTACATCAGAAGTTGCGTCTCCCATAAAGCGAGCATCAGCAAATAGTATACCATTTTCTGTTGTTTGATCTGTTTTGTCAATTAGGACAAATCGATTTTCGCCGCTAACAACCTGATAACGATAAAGCATTGGATAGTTTTCTAAATCGCTTGTATCTATCCACAAGTCGCCAACTACAAGTGAAGTTAAATCAATCTGTGTAAGAGGCTCCGATGCAGAGAATATAACACCAGTTGCGTCAGTGTTAGATAAATTAAATCCACGAGCATCACTTGTTATGTTTTGATACCCTTTCCAATTTGTTCCATCACTGATTAAAATGTCAGCCTCTGTGCCGCCATGATACCAGCTACGTGTAGTAACAGGGTCTGAATTTGGCGCACTTTCACTTGCTGTGTATGTTGGGGCAACCCAGTTACTTAGGATTAAGTTAGTGTCGTTACCTGCTCTAACTTGACCACTTGTAATAGTCGTTGCAATCCCTGCATCTGCTATTGGCGTGCCGCTTGTATCTTTAAGTACAATAACGCCACCTAGTGAATGTGTAATTTGCAAGAATCCTGAAGCAGTTACGCTAGCACTTACATTTGCTACGTTAGCGGCTGTAATATCAGCGGCTATGTTTGCAATTCCAGTTCCACTAACTGATACAGATACTGCGGTTGAAAGTGTAGTGCTATTTGCAACACTAGCTTGAATAGTAAATGTCTCATTAGCAGTAAGTGGTGTTGCTGAATTTACTGTTCCAGTAACATCCAATGCACCAAGTGCAAATCTACGGAATATTTTGTAAGTTACTGTGTCGTTTTCAGTAACATCAAACTGCGTGTAATAACTGCCAGCAGCAATCAACTTGCCGCCTGTTGTATCAAGATTTTTAATTGCGGTACGATCGTTTTCATAAAGCGGAACACTGACTGACTCAAATTGTCCAGTAGTTGCGTTATAAACGCTAACATCAATAACCGCACCTAGGTTACTTGCAGTTGTTTTAATCCAAGTACTTCCTGATGGGCGTGGGACTGTATCTGTTGATTTAAATTCAGGAACAGTAAAGTGTGCGCTCTGTTGTATTAATGGGCAAGCAAATGTTCCTGCTACTAATCCAGTAAGTGTAAGGATAGTACCTGTTCCGTTAGCAAGAACCAACTTGCCGTCTGCAACACTGTCTACGCCTACTGCCAAACTAGTAGCATAAATTTCAATTTTGTTATTAACTGCCGCGGCTGTAATACCTGTAATACTTGCATTATTAATACTTGTAGCAAGTTGTGCCGCTGTGCTACCGGCCATTGTTACCGTTGTTCCGTTAATTACAATGGTGTTGCCATTTGCTAATCCTGGACTTGCTATTGTGCCAGAAGTTGTTGGATGACTTATTTGCCAAGCTGAACTACCAACTAGTACCCATGCGTTGCTACGGTTCTTGTAGTATAAAGGATTACTTGTGTTTGTTGCTACAATAGCATAAGCTCCAATTGCACCAATTGATGCTTTTGGAATTCCACTGGCTAAGTCAGTAGTAGATGTAATAACTGTTGGAATTTTATTTGTAAATGTTCCAGATGTTAGGTTCCATTCAAATATTCCCCAACGGGTATCAGTACCAGTGTCCAACCAAATAACACCATCAGTTGGAGTACCAAGTGGCCTACTAGTACTTGATACTAGCTCAGCTAGGTCAACATCAGCGCGAGTAACATATACCCTGTTGCTGGAACCTAATAGGCTGTAAGCAGCCATTAATCCAAATTCATTAATTTCGTGGCCATTAATTGCGCTACCACTAGCAGTTTGATAGAAATTTGGATTACCAAATGTTGATACTAATTCTCTTTGACTACCAATTAAAAAAGTACTTCCTGCATTTGCAGCAGTTGTTCCAGAGGCGGTACCTGTACCGGTTCCACTGGTTTTGTCTTGAGCGGTTGCTACGATAATTGATGCTACTGTTCCAGCAGCACTTGCAACATAGTTGCTTTCGTCAATTATTGTAACTTCTACGCCGGGTGATACTAATGCCATATTTTTGCTCATCCTTCATACAGAGTTTTGTTATCATATATTTATCAATAGTTACAGAAAACACTTGGTTACTGGGCAACCTTTAAAGGACCATTGGATTTACGCTGATAAGTAATAGTATGAGACCTGTATGTTCACAGTGCCAAACACAGCCAGCCGCCGTAAATTATCATCTAAACGATAAAATTTACTATCGAAAGTTATGCAATCAATGTATTAAGGCTAAGAAAAAACTTACTACTAGACAACAAACAAGATGGGAAATAGCTGGATATAAGAAAACACTAGCTTGTGAACATTGCGGATTTAAACCTGCAATGGACGGACAACTAGTTGTATTTCAAGTTGATAGAAATCAACAAAATGTTAATGTTTCAAATTTAAGAACAATTTGTCTTAACTGTAATTATGAATTATCTAGGTCGGGTTGGACCCAAGGAGATCTTGAAGAAGATCTGTAACTACTATATTTAAATCTTCCATAGTTCCGTCATTAGTAATAAGATAGTTGGGAGTTACTCCGACCCAACTATATTCACTAGCATGTATATCTGGGTGTACTTGGAACATGTTCTCTGGTTGTGTAGTAGCAAAATTAAACCACGCTGGGTCATCGCCACGTTTAACCCGCACAATTACGCCGCCTAATCTACGCACCATGTCTATCTCATTTGGGAACCTAGCATCTGTAAGAACAATGTTGTCTGTGGAATCTTTAATTCTTGATTCTAACCCTAGTATCCAGATATCTTGATGGAAGTGGTTCCTAAACACCTCAGTTCCCAGTAGTTGCAATGCAACCCTTGGTGAGAAATTAGGTATACCTAGTCGTTCGCTCCACCACTCATCAACCCCTTCACGCCATGCTCTACTTTTAGGAGTGACGCCTTCTAGCAGTTCTCTATCCCAGTTAAAAACACTTGAGGCGGCGTCTTTTAAACTATTAGCAAAACTTTCATGCTTAAAGTTCTGTTCGACGAGCATGTCGCCAACAGTTCCCTTACCAGAACCTATAAGTCCAACTAATCCTATTATCATAGTATTATTATAACATTATTTTGTGTAATTAGCCAATAATAAAAGAGAGTGGGTCTGAACCATCAATGTAGTTCTTAAGATCTTCCTCAAGTTGCGCCATCTCTGCTTGAGCTTCTGCTTTAAGTGTATCACCGTTCAGTGATGTGCCGCCTTGTGGCCCAGCAATAGTAGCAAACTTACTACGTGCTTCGCCTAGTGTAAACTTCGCAAGTGCTAGACTATAATCTTGAATCCATGGTTGAATTTGCTTGTCTTGTAGTAGTCCTGATTCAGGTCGAATATTATAAACCCAGAGTACAACTTTTTCCCCACTTTCACTAAATTTACGTAATAATGTTACGGTTCTAGTAACTGGGTTAAATTCAAAATTAACAAATCCGCCAAACATTCTAGCACTCATCTCTTGATATTGATAATACATTTCGAAAGTTGCTTGGCCGCCAACACGTCCAGCTTGCATTAGATAAGTGTTTACAAAAGCCGCCTCAAATGGTTCAAAGTTTGTACCAGTGCCTGAACTACCAACACTTCGACGGAATACCTGTCTAACTTCCTGCACTTCGTCTGGCAAGACATACTCTTGTTGTTCTTCAATAATAGACAGGAACAGATAACTACTTTCAACACTACTGCCTGCCCGCTGGCGATACTTACGCAATGCTTGATCAATGCACATAGTATAATGAGAAGGGTCAAGCTCAACGTCCACCATATCCCCGCCTAAGCGGAAATAAATGTAATCTGTAATATCTTTTCGTAACGTAGTTAGATCGGCCATTAATAAAAGTTCCTATTGCAGCAGGGGAAGATTAGTCCCCCGCATAGTATTTATTTAGAAACCTTTAGTAATACTATATGTTCATTTAGGCGTCCATTCATTTTTGTCTCAGTTGCCTTAATATCGTTCATAAATGTGCGTAATGCTATTTTACCAGCCTTGCCAAACTCTTTAAGTTGCACTTCGGGTTTACGTAGTGTCTTTTGAGTGCTTAATTTTTCATCAAAGAATAGTAAAGTTGTTCCTTTAACTGTTAAAATAGCATGTTCCTCTGTAACATACTTGCCTAGTTTGCGGTTTTTAGTGTTAAACACCCAAAGTTCACTAGCACCTACTATTGTAGTAGGATCAATACTAACAATCTTATATCGATTATCGTCTGTTTTAAACTTTAACTTAGAAACAATCTTATCAGCACTTCTAGGCTTGGGCTTTCGAACTGCACGGTTTGCTTTCTTAAGATTAGCGTATGCATCAAGATCGCTAAACATTGTATCAAAGAATTTTACAAACATAGCTATATCTTTTTTACTAAAATTGTCGTATCCTTCCTTAATTTGCTCCCAAGTATCCTGCTCTGCTTCGCTCATCTTTTTAAGTTGTGTGGCAGTAGGCATGGATTGCAATAACGCAAACTCAGCAGCAATTGGCTCGTAATAACTACGGATCTTACTAATATGTGCTTGAGCCACTGTGTTAGTTTTTAGGTATTCAAACATTTTAGGAATGTCTGAACTAGGTTGCATGTCCACTAATACTTCAAGATCGCCAATAATTTCACTAAGTTGCTCGTTCATCCTGTCTTGTATAGTAGGCTTATAAACATCAACTTTCTTCTTAACTTCAACTTCTTTAACTAACGGCCTGCCAGACTCTGCTAGTTCAGCAAAGCGTTTTGCCATCCATATATGTGTTTCTTCAGGGATAGGATCTACGTCAGACAATCCGTCATAATAGCAATATGCAGCAATATGGTTATACGTAAAGTTAAACTCAGGGTTAGCAAGGATAGATCTGGTCGTTTCCTTATTAAATTTCTTTTTAACATATGATTTAATAATTGGA